CATTATTAATAAAATTAGAAGAAGTTGTTTGACCTGTATATAATGCTGTATCAAAATGCTCACTACCATCTGTAATAGTAGAGTCAGGTAAGTTAAATGTATTTAGTTTTTTAAAGCCTGTAGGTGGTGTGTAGGCAAATGGTCGTTGTCCAAAGTTATGGTTTACTGTAGAAGAACCTGAATTAGTTCCGTATGTATTAGCAAATACCCAACCATCTGGACTAGACGGAAGCGTAATAGCTCCTTGTGAAGCACCATTTAAATAAAATGTAATAGTGCCACCATCAAGGTCTAAAGCTGCTGCTATATTATAAGTTCCAGCAGCTCCCCATTTTGTTCCATATGTACTACCTGAATTATTAACATATTTTTCACCACTTGAACCAGCAGGATTACCATAATATCCTACGGCAGGTGAACTAAATAAAGAGTTTGTAGCATTTGTTGGAGATATTACACCTAGCGTTTGAATAACAAAATCTCCTCCTCCTCCTCCAGAACCTTGTACAGTCCACTCCATATACCATTTACCTGTTTTTACAGCAATAGTGCTTTTAGGACTACTATTAACAGAAGTGTATGCTGTAGTTAAATTGCCATTTGTTGGAGTAACGCCAAGAGGGTCAACAGCATTTAATGTAGCAAAGTTAGCTGTATCTTCATCTGTTAGCGTAGGTACATCTGACATGATGTCATAACTAGAGTCACCAGAAGCATTACTGTTTATGTTATTAGGTGTCCAGTTGTTTTTGTTACCACTTGCATCAAAGTTAAATTTTTCATCTCTAGTTTCTGCAATAGCTAAATAAATATATGTACCACCAGAAGCATTACGACTACCATAACTTGTTTTAAGTTGAAATCCATTATCATTGAAATCTATATCTGCATCACTTGCTTCAGCATCAGATAAATTTGGAAATAAATATTTGTTTCTAGGATTACTAGCGTTTCGTGTTCCATCCCATATTGCCCAACTACCAGAACTATCTGTTCTTTTAATTAATAACCATGCAGGTCTAAATCCAGTTGTTACAGTAGGTCCAGTTGTACTTCCGTTACCTGTGTAAGAACCTATTTTTTGATAGCCTGTTACATCAGCAAAACAGTAGGATATAATAGGATTTGCATCATTAACAACACCATCACTTCCTAATGAAAATACATCGTTTGTTGGGTTTGTACCATTCCAATAACCTGTACCACTTACTGCCGCTCCATTTAAATTTAAAGCAATTGTATATGATGGACCTAAACTAGCATGATAAACACCCCAATGACTCCATGAAGTATTCATTCCTTTAACTATAATTAGTTTTGGTGCTACGCCCAACCCATGACCTACAGTATCACCTGCTGTAGTTGAACCAGTATATTTTACTATACTAAAACCAGTTGCTGGGTTAGCTCTTACGCTAGATGTTATATCGCCATTAGTATTAGAAACAGTAGAACTTCCTGCATCCCAACACCATGCAACTATACTATCTACTGAATTTACTGAACCAAATTGAGATGGTATTCCTACTGAAAATCCATCAGAATTAAAACCAGTTAAATCTTGAGTGTCAGAAGCAACTGTATTTGCAGCATTAGTATTATTTGAAACAAGACCAGAATTTTTTCCTCTAATAGTATCAAACAATGCGTGGTCAGAAGTTCCTCCTCTATCTTTAAACCATATAAAGTCAGGACTAAAACCAACTCCTGTAATAGATTGAGCTGTAGTTGTACCTTTATATAAAACTGTGTTAAATCCTGTAGCTTGTGTAGTAGGTTTCATAGGTAAGTAGAAACCATTAGTGCCATATGTGCCTGTGTATTTTTTAGGAATCCAAGTGCCGTTACTGTCAGTCTCACCAAAGTCTGTTGGTGCTAATGCTGTGCCGTCTATACTATGAAATTCTGTCATATAACCATCAAAATAACTTGCACTTCCTCTTCCGTAGCTTCCTATATATTGTATGCTTGTTCCATTCCACCCAGTATTAGTATTTAAACCTATATGAGTTTCGTCGGAAAAAGAAGTAATTCTTCTGTTGTTTACATAGATTTTAACTCTATCTGCTGCTGTTGAATTAGTAGTATCTACGGCTAGTACTATATGATACCAAGCAGAAGTATCACGAAACACATCACTAGTTGTATATAGTCCGTTTGCACCACCAGCATCATAAAATCGTAGTGAGTCATTATAAAAATAAAATTGTGACTCATTAACACCATCACCACCATAATAAGGACTATATATTTCGTGGTTACCCCCTAACTTTCCTCTTTTTATCCAAACACTTTGTGTAAAAGTTTTTAAATTACCAGCTGAAGGAAAAGTAGTGTTTAAATAAGCACTAGCAGATGCACGAAAGCGTAAGCTGTCCGTTATGTCATAACCTGAATCTACAGATATAGCGTTACTGTTATTTAGTATTCCCATTTAATCCTTATCCGTAAGATGCACTTACAGTTAGGTAAGCATCACTAGCAGTTGAAAAATAAGATAGTAAGTATGAACCTGTAACACTAATAGTTGCTAGGTCAGTTGCAGTAATTTTAGTATTAGCATGAGCTGTAATAGCATGGTTACTAGCATTAGTTAATAATATGTATCCTGATTGACCGTCTGTATGATTGGTAAAGGTTAATGTACCACCACTACTTGGGCTAGTTTTAAAATTATTACCTCCATTTTGGTCAAACGATAAGGAGGCTGAATTATCTATTGCAGTTGCTCTTTGTGAACCAGTCCACGATTGGTCTTTAGTTAAATCTAATGTAAAGGTTGTACCACCAAGAGTTAACCCTGCTCCTGCTGAATAAGTGGTGTTTGTAGGTGCTGCCCAAGTTAATACACCTGAACCATTAGTTTGCAAAAACTCACTTGTACCGCCATCTGTTGTAGGAAATGTTAGTGTGTAACTAGCTCCTGCACTATGTGGCGGACTTTTAAGTTTAATACCATGCGTGTTAGCGTAACAGTTTAGCTGTATGTAGCCATCTTGTGAACCACTACCTTTAGCTTCAAGGCTAGGTACAGAAGCTGTAGATACTAAATTCAGTTTGTCTGTAGTAACTGCATCATTAACAATCTTATCAGTAGTAACTGCATTGTTGGTAATGTTAGCTTCTACTACCACATTACTACCACTAATATTATCAGAGGAGTCTAATACTACAGCTTTTTCGGCAGGGTAAGTACAGAATACATCACTCGTACCAGCTAAAGTAATTTTAGAACCACCTGCACTAGATTCTAATACAGTATCTCTAGATAAAGTAGTACCTGATGCAGTATATGTACCTAATCCTACCTCGTAGTTGTTTCCACTTTTAATAGCATAGTAAGTTGTGTTGCCATTACCAATAGCTGCAAAAGATTGAAACCCTGCTTTAGCACCAGCTAATGTAACTGTAACTGTACCAGTAGTCGTGGTAGTTTCTTGTACTCTATCTTTGACAATAAGTGCCATGATTTATCCTCTATGCTAATGCTACTGTTAAATTAGTTGATGTAATTTTAAATACATCACCTTCATCAATAGTTTTGGCTGCCTCTAAAGCTGTATGATAAAGCATATTGCCACCAGAAGCAGCATCCCATAGACCAATCCATCCTACAGTACCCCATCCTCCAGAGCCTGCTGCTGCCCAAGTTGTGTCTGCATCTGTAGTTACAGAACCACCAGTTCCAGAAGCTACTCCAAAACTTGAAACAATTCTTGCATAACCAGTACCAGAAACTTCTGTGCCTGTTCCAGCATCTGTTGGGTCTGCTGTGTGTAAAGAAACATATGGATTATTCATACCTGCGTATGCTGTACCATTTAATGTTAAGTTTAGAAGTTTTACTTCTAGATAATCCGACATATCTGCCATGATAATTTACCTCGTTGAGTTAGTAATAGAAAGTGGATGAGCTGGAAAGTCAGCTTCATCATCTGATTTTTGTAAAGAATTAACACCTCTGTCATACATAGATGACCAAGTTTGTATTCTTTCGTCATTCATCAAGAATGGCTCTGCTTCACCTAGACTTGCGTAAAGCAGTAAATCAGGTGTTGTTGCCAACCAAAGGTTTGATGAAACTGTGTCGCTTAAATATGGTGGTTTATGATAGTAGACCATTTTTAGCGTGTATTCTATATCAGGTACAGGAGCAAATTGAAACTCACTACCAAGCAATGTATAAAAGGTTGGTGGTCCTGATACTAAAACTCTTGCATTTCTAAAAAAGTTACTGGTTGATTGAAAAGTAACTGTTTGTATTGGGTTAGTAGATGATATATGTATATCTTTCATAGCAACAAAGTCTGCTGGTAATTCTACTGTAGCATCACCTGCTGTAGTTTTAGTAGTAGCAACTTTTAGCGTTTGTCTAATATACAAATCTCTACTTAATCTGTCTTGTGCAAGTCTAATAAACTCTGGTATTTGTGTTGTTAAATCAGTACGAGCCAAGTAACTAGCAATGGTTGCTTGTAACTGTGCAAAATCACCAAAAAATGCCATTATATTCTACCTTGTTTTGTTCTAAAAAATCTATTGTCTGGGTCGTTTAACCATTCTTTAAACTTCTTTTGGTCTAATACATGAAACCCTCTCATGATGCCCTTTTGGTTTAATTTATCAATAACAGTCATAGGAATGGATGCTATCTTATTATCAAATACATCATTACCCCAAGATGTACTAGCTTGGTTATATTCTTGTTTGTTTTTTTCTACAATATCAGTTACATCTTGTGCAACCTCTATAACAGCACCATTGTCTGTGTCGTGTTTTTTTGCTTTTCTAAATTGTGTGTTTTTTAATTGGTCGTTATATTTACCCATAATAATCCTTATGATACTGCCCACCGAAGTGGGCATATATCAATTAGTATTAAGATACTAATAAGTCAGCAATAATGCCATGTGCTTTCTCGTTAGATACTTGCAGAGTGTACTCTGTAAGCATTTGATGTTTTTCGCTATCACCAGATTTAGCCAATAGGTTAGACTGGAATGGGCGAAGTGTTGCAATAGATGCCATAGATGGGTCAAGTACAAGAGCTTGTTCTCCTGTTCCTGTTCCTGTATCTCTAGTCATAAATCTGTCAGGTACAACAGATAAAGTACCAAAGTCTGACATATAAACATCAGCAGCACCTACAATAGTAGTTTGCTTATCTGATGGAGCCATGTAACGCTGTGCTGCAATACCAGCAAATCCTGATACTACTTGTTTCTGTGTTGGAGGTACAACCAATAAAGTTGGATTACCACCACTTTCAAACACTTTTTTAACACATTCTTTTAGTTTATCTTCACCAAAAGCTAAAGGAGTTCCTTTAGTACGAGTAGCAGTTCCGTTACCACCTACAGGACCTGCTGGAGAGCCTGCTGTAGCTTCTGTGACATAGTTAGTTAATAACCATGTTTGAATAGAACCAAGTAATCTCGCTGCGGAAGCAGTGCCTGCACTTTGAGCTACATTACCAAGAATAGTTTTTTCCATATCTCGTTTTAGCTCTTGTCCTGCTTTAGCTAATTGATAAGCTGTTTCTGTCTTACGACCTGCTTTATCAACTGCATCAAGAGTACCAGAGATATGTACTGTTTTACCTTGAATTTGTGTTCTGTTACCTACACGAACAGTAGGAGTATCAGAAGCACCTGAAGCATCAGCACCTTCTACAAGACCTGTTGCAACTGCATCAGCTAATGTATCAGTTTGCCATTCGTGAAATGTTGCTGTTGCCTTTGTTTTACCAATAGATGAAACTACTGGTGTTTCTGTTGGAGCAATGCTGTAGATTGTGTTGCTTAAATCTTCACGTTGTCCAATAGCTGTATACGTTCTAAATTCTGCCATTGTTTTTCCTTAAATAAAGTTTTCAAAAATAGCTGCTGCATCTCTGGCATCACCAGTTTGCTGTAGCCGTTTCATTTGTTTTTTCTGCGTATCGGTTACTGTTTGCTTTACTTTAGCTCCAGACTTAATCATCTTGGGAGCTTTAGCGACTTTTTTCTTAACGCCAGCTTTACCTGCCATTAATCTGTCTTGTAGCATAGCTTTGTGTAACACTTTGAATTGGCGGGAATCTCGAACTTGAGATATATCTTCGTCTGTGAAACCCTCCTTTTTTGCATAATTGCGAACTTCTATTCTGATTTGTTCACCTTTAGCTTTGTCTGAAAACTCTGGTAGGTATTCTGCTAGTTTTTGTGCTTCTTTTTGTACAAACTCTTGCATTTGTGCTGCTCTATCCGATTGTTGCTGTTCAGCAAGTCGTCTTTGTTCAGCTTGCACAGTTTGTAATTGTTCTTTTCTTTCGGTCATTTCTGCGACCTTAACTGCATATCCTATTGGGTCGTTCTCTTTCATAGCAGCTAAATCTTCTGGTTTGTCATTAGTACCAGTTAAGAATTGTTCTACTGCCTGAAGTTTTTGAGCATAATTATCTCTAACTTGTCTAGCCTCAATAATAGCTTTAGCTTCTTGCTCTATAACCTTACGCTGTTCAGCTACTTCCTGAGTCTTTTTAGTATAATCAGAGCCGAGTTGATAGGATTTCTTAAGCTCATCAAGGGTAACTTCTTTTTCTTCACCTGCTGCTTTAATGGTGAAAGTTTGTTCTTCCTCAACTACTTCTTCTTCCTCAACTTCGGATTCTTCTTCAGTTTCTTCTTCTACCTCTTCTTCGGTTGTTTCAACCTCTGGTTCGGTTTCTTCTTCTACTTCAGTTTCCTCTACTTCCTCTATTTCTTCAGTTTGTTCCTCTACAACTTCTGGTTGTTCCTCTGTGGATTCCTCTGGTGTAGATAACATACCTTCAATAGTTGAAGCTGCATCTGATACTGTTAGATTTCCACTTTCCGTTGTTTCGGAAGTCATGGTGTCATCACTCATAATATTTCCTTATGCCATCTAGGTGTGGCTTTCCCATACAGGCAATATGCCTATAATATCTTCCATGATTTGTTTTTTATCTCATCATCTTTAGCAATGGATTCAAAACGATTCATGATTTCATTAATTACTTTAATACGGAGGTAAGCATGATGTCGCACTTCTTCTTGCTCCATATCAGAGTTAATGATTAATTCAGTTAATTCTTTTTTCATAGCTTCTATTTCATCAAGCAATTCTTGGCTTTGTAAAATATTTCTAAATGCTTCTGATTTTGTCATTACATTCCTGCAATATTATTAATTTTATCTAAAGCATTTATAAGTTCTTTAGACTCATTTAAGTCAGATTTTTTATTATCATTAGCTGCTTTTTGTGCAAGCTCCATTTCTTTCATAGCCATATCTGCTTCAAACTGTGCTTGTTTCTGTTGTAGTTCTAACATTTCTTTTTGTACTTTTAATTCTAATTCTTGTTTTTCTAAATCTAGTTGAGCCATTTTTTGTTGCATTTGCATCTGTGCTTTTTCTTGTTCTACTTGTGCAAGCACTTTAGCTGCTGCTGTATTTGGGTCATCTTTTGGAGGTGTTTGTGCAGCTTGTTGAGCCATTTGCATAGCTTGTTCTTCTGATATTTCCATAAGAAATGCAGAGTCATCTTTAAAGCCTGCCATATTAATAAATTTAGCTAGAGTATCTCGGTATTGTTTTAGATTTACTAATGGATTAGATAATCCATAACCCTTAATTACTTCTTCTTGTTTAGCAAGAATCATTTGCATAGTAGCTAGTTGTTCTTGTTTACCACCAGTACCAAGACCTACATTAACTGTAACATTGTATTGTGTATTCCATTCTCTAGGATTCATAGGAACAAAATTATTATTAATTTTTATAATGCGTTCTTTATCTTGATACTTACAAACAAGTTGCAATATACCTTTAAACAAAGAGGTCATACCTGTATCTGCAAATATTCT